TACAATACAATTAATAAACTATACAAAGAATATGCGAAAAGTGCGAAAGATAATAGAAGTAAAGCTAAGAGAGTATCTAAAACAACAAGAAAAGGAAACAAAAAATGAAGAAACAAAACTACAACATAGCAAATGAATTAAACCTACTGTGTGCAATATATCCAAATGATGCAGACTTAGGTTTTAAAATTAGAACACATTATGGAAAAAGGAAAAAGAAAGAAACTAAGGAAGATTAGAAAAAAGATGATAAAAAGAACATTTATCAAACTAATGATAGGAACACTTGAAAAGCATTAAAATAATATCAAAGGTTAAAGATGGTAAGCTTATTCTAAACACTGAAAGAATTGCAACAGCTCTAAGACAGTTTGA